CTCCGATATTGATCGTGTCACTGCGGGTGAGGTTGTTGGCACCATCGCCCATGACGAGCAGGCCAACACCCTGCGGGATCTGGATCGCGGTCCCGGCCGGCGTCTTCACATACATGAAGAAGGCGTTGGTAGTGCTGTTCTGAAACCACCACGTCTTGGAGACGTTCGGGACGATCACGGTGAGGTCGGAGACGAGGGCGCCGGTGAACTTCTGGATGAAGTCGATATCGAGCCGCAACCCTGCGGGAGGCGTCACGGTCGAGAGATCGACCGTCCCTCCGGTGTCGGTTCGCGTGGCGATGCCTGCGAGGGCACGCTCGTCCGGCGACGCAAACGACGTATTGAAGATCGCGCCCCAATTGTTGTTGTTGTTTCCTGTCGCCTGCTGGATCAGGCCGAGGATAGATCCGTAGGTATCAGCGGGCATTAATAATAATCCCCCGGTGTCGGCGTGTCGGTTCCGAACTCAAGACCACGGTAGAGCAGGTCGTTCTCGGCATTGATCGACTGCACCAGCGCTGTGAGCGCCTGAAGCGTCTTGGTGTACTCCTCGTCGTCCTTCATAAAGGCGGCCGACTTGGCGCTGGTGGCGGTGCGCAGCAATTCCGGATATCGATTGGTAATGAAACTGGTCTGGTTGGTCGACGATAGAAGCGGCGGCGCGCGATAGTACAGGAGCTTGAAGCTCGTCTGGATCTCGAACGCGGCGTCAAACTGCAACATCTCGTCCCATACCGACCATCGCGACGGCGTCGAGGTCAGAAGCTTGTTGGCCGTGTAGGTCGCGGCTGCACCTCCTCCGGTCGCTCCAGCCGTCCCGGTCTGGTCGCCGGCATTGAGGTGCAGATTGTCGGCATCGACGATATCGAGCACCTCGAACGTCCCGTTCATCGTGATGCCATCGACCGCGGACGCTCCCACGATCGTCATGGTGGATGCCTGGGTCAGCGTGTGGCCGACGAGATGCACAAGGACGCTGGATGATCCTGTTGTCGTCGTGAACGGATTGGTGCCGAAGTTGCCGGCAAGTGACGGGTCATAGGACCGTGCGCCCTCGACCTCGGTTTCGATCTTCTGGCCGAGCTTGATCGAGTTGGTGATGTCCCATGCCTTGCCGATGGGATCGAGGAAGCGTGCCGGCAATGACACACGGCAAGCTCCCGGGGCCATCCCGAATACCCACTCGGTGCGCATCTCGCGCGTGCGGAGCAGGCTGAAGAGCAGGGACTGCGCTTCGTCGAGGACGGTCGCGACATCGATCTTGCCGTAACCGACCCAATTCAGAATGGAGCCCGGCGTGCCCTTGGGCGCGGTGAGCGTGTTGTATGTCATTGCCATGACGGTGTCAGTCCAAGAACTTCTTGAACTTCTTGGCGACCTCGTTCGCTCCGCAGACGCCTTCCTTCACGAGGAAGGGGACGGCATCAGCGATCGAGGCGATTCGCTTCTTGTAGCGGCGGGCGATCTCCTGGGTGATGTCCTGCCACTCGACGAGCTGCTCGCCGCGGAGCCATGCCGAGAGGTTGATCGCCTCGCGCTCTTCCTCCTCGTCCTCGTTGTCCTCGGTCACCTTGACATCGTCATCGTCGATGTCGTCGATGCCGCGCGCGTAGGTCGGGCCTCCAGGGGCGGTCGCCGCCTCGACCTGTTTGGCAGCCTTCGCCATGTGCAGCCTGATCTTCTTCTCGAGCTTGCGGCGCATCTGGTCGGCATCGTGCGACCGACCGTCATAGTCCGGGTGGTCGAGGATCAGAATCCCGGCCGCGTCGTAGTAGAGACCGTCCTGGGTATAATGGACGGAGGCGTGCGGATCGTTCGGCTGGCGATCTCCGTGGACAGTGGAGAAGGCGCGGCCCTTGTCGATCCGAATTTTCGGGGGCTGCACAAAGGCAGCCGGCGCCACCTGTGAGGGCGGCGCCTGGGTCTCGTTTGTGTCGGACATGGACATGGATCAGATCCCCGAGCTTTCCGGCTTGCCCTTGGACCGCTGCACGGCGCTGGCGCCGGTCAGCGAATGCGAAAGGTTGGTGACGGAGCCACCCATCTTCGCATCCATGTAATCGCTCTTGATCGTGACGCCGTGGACGTTGTCCTGCGGGTACGACACCAGATCGGTGCCGTCCGGCGTCTTCGATCGCTTCAGGCCGGCCGAATCCCCGGGCTTGCCGCCCATCGGGTTGCCGGTGAAAACGCTGTCGCTCTTGGTGCCAGATGCCATTTCTAACCATCCTCCGGTCGCGGCCCAAGGAACTCGTCCTCGCCGCCGATGTCAGGGCGCTCGCCGGAATATCGGCTTGCGCGGGAAAGAACACTGTAGCCGTCCTGGCCAGCGTCACCGCAATCCGCCTTCATGGCGTTGGCGGGGAGCGGATTGACCGGGTTGGCCGCAATGTTCCGATTGCGTCGTTGGTAGCCGAAGGGATCATAGATCCCTTGGTACGGATAACCAGCCATCAGGTTGGCCTCCTCTTGGGTTGCAGGCACGGGCGCAGCGTGAGCCGCGCCCGTGAGCTATCTTACCACCACTCGATGTCGACGTAGATGTCGCCAGCACCAGCCGGCGAACCAACGCCGGCCACGCCGGTGATGAAGAACGCGGTGTCGGCCGGAATGTAGGCATACCCGGTCGCGGAATCCGCCGCGGTCGAGACCGTGCCGGCGCCGTTGTTGCCTTCGAGGAAGATGTGGTTGGCGAAGTCCGTCAACCGCATCGCGACGCCACCGGCCCTGCCCGCCGCGTTGGTACACAGCGTTCGAGCGCGATAGGTGCCAAGGCCAAGGCCAGCCGTGGTCGAGGTGCCGAGCAGCCAGCGCGCGAACGAGTTGTCGCTGGCCGCCGTCCCCACCCGGATCTCCGGCACGTTGGTGCTGCCGACCAACGCGGTGGTGACGTTGATCAGAATGTCTCGCACGATCCCCTTCTTGCCAGGGCCGGGCGCGCCGATGAAGGAGCGCGAGAACAAGGTGGCGCCGATCGTCGAGCCCAGGAAGGCGTAACGCTCGACGCGCGGGTTGTCATAGATACCCATGGTGTGTCTCTCTTTCTTCTGAGGCGGGGTTGACGCGACCGGCTTAGGTCAAGCTATCCCACTTCACGACACGCGCGTTCAGCGCATCCGGGTGAACGAGGCCGAAGCCGCCCAGATAGTACCAGGCGATGCCGCGGGAGCGACCGAAGTCACCGGGGATCTTGGCCCGGATCTCCTCCGGAATACAGACAGCCTCGGTGACGGTGTCGGCGCCCATGAAGAACGCCCACGAGGATAGGGCATTGGCCCACGGCGCCGCGGTGCGGGTCCATGGGTCAAACGTAGTGGAGTTGGCCGCACCGCCGCCCGGGATGAATGTCTGCTCGATGAAGCGGAAGCTTTCGTAACGCCCGATCTCGCCGTTGAAGATATGAGCCAGACCAGTCTCGGTGTACTGGTGGATGGTCTCTAGCGAGTTCTTGATGTTGCGGAAGGTCGTCACCTCGGCGATCGAGACATAGTCGTCCATGATGTACGGAGCGATGTTCCGCATCTTCATGGTGTCGCCGAGCGCCTTCACATGGCCGGTACCGAGCGCAATGTTGTTGGTGACCGACGCGGTGCCGTTGGTATCGAGGTTGATGGTGGTCGCGGAGTTGCCACCGAGGGGTTCAGCGCGCAGGGGGGTGCTGTTGAACTGGAGGAAAGCCTCGATGTCGAAATACTTCCGCGCATCGTCCTTCAGGGTCTTGTCGATGATCGACACGACTTCCTGCTTGGCGAGTGCAGTCAGCTTGCCGGTGTAGGGCACGCTGTTGCCGGCCTCGACGACCGTGAGCGCGTGCTGGAGGATGGTGAACCCGGTCTCCGGCATCGGCTGGTTTTCAGAGAGGCGCCGGCCCTGGGTGCCGACGTTCGAATAGACGTTCCAGTGGAAGGCGTCGCCGCGGTTGAGACCCTTTTCGGTCCCGTCCTCGGCGTCGCAGAGCTGTCGGAATTTGGTGAGCGGCTGGACCTGGCGGCGCAGAGTCTTGGACAGCTCGTCGCTGTACAGATACCCGCCTTCGGTTGCAGTCGCCCAGACTTGGCCGGTCATGGCGTGTGGTCCTCGTCGGTGATGCCCTGTCTAGACGACGGGCTGACCGCGCTGCCTCCGCATGTCTTGAACGGCTTCCTTCCGAGACTGTTCGGGTGTCTTGGCGGCAGGAGCTTCATCTCGACGTGGGACAACGGCGCGAGTCGGTTGTAGCGGGATCGCCATCCGCCGTTCGGTTCGGTCCACATTGACGGCAATGCGGGCCTCGCCCTTGGGCTTCGGCGCGGGTTTCTGTTGAGGAGAACCGCCACGATACGCCGTAAACTTGTCCTTCGCCTTTGTCAGGATGTCGGACGTTTTGCTGACGTTGTGCCCGTTCACCCGGTAGAACCTGTGCCAATCGGCGAGGTCTTTCGGGTTGGCCGGGATCTGCGATTCATCCATCCCGAGCGCCTTGATCTCGTCGCGGTAGATGTCGTAGATCAAATTCTCGATCACGACGCTCGCGATTTTGTCTTGGTCAAGCTCGGGATTTGCGGCTCGGAACGCCTTGAGGTCAGCCTGCGACTTGGCCAGATCGTTCGCAATCAGACGAT